TTGTTTATCCCAAATGTCTATTCCACTACCACCTATTTGACGTAAACTTAAATCATCCAATAGTTTAGTACTAATATCTGTAGATATAACATCTATATCTTGACTAATATCTGTACTACTTGTGTATAAGTCTACTTGAAATGCACTATCATGTAACCCAATATCTAAACCAAATGTGTATACAGGTTCATCACTTAATCTACTAACTACAACATATGGTGTCTGTATGTTTTGTAAATCAGGTGTAATCTGAAAAGACCTATTTGGATATAATGCATTTAATGTATTTACAACGCTTACTCTCGTTACCATTTTACACCTACTTTACCTTTTTAATAGCATTTTCTATCATTCTTTTAAATAACAATTTGTTTTTTAGATATGACTTAACTAAGAATTGACCACCTTGTTCTGCTCTAGCTTCAATAAATGGACCATAAAATACATTAGTACCCCATATAACAACGTTATCTTTTGGATTAATTTTTATTTTATCTCCATTTTTACTCTTACCTGTAGCCTGATAGCCAAATTGTTTACCATTTATTGTATAAGTGATAGAACCCTCTAATCTTCCTGTATCATGTGCTACAAAATGCTTAGCATCCTTAGTTCCTAACATACCTATTAACTGCAAAGTTTCAAATATGTTATCTCCAACCATATTCTTGGACCTCTTAAGTGCTTCCTCAACTTGCTTAGCATTTAATACAGTAACTTTAATATTATCCATGATGTATACTCACTATGCACTTAATATGGTAATCCCATCTTTCTGGTTCAGCTATTACTTTAAACAACTTATTATCTATCTTTAATAAGTCATTTTTATTAATATCTGCAGTAGTATCACTATACACTTTATATGCTAGTTTATCAGCTACTCCATAAACTTCTCTTTCAGTAAGTTTAACTAATGGTTGAATATCACAATTAATAGTTGCCCCATCTGTTGGATTAAAAATCGTTTTTCCATTTATCACTTGTGTATCTAATATCTGTTTAATAACAGGTGTAGTAAAAAACATGTTACCACCTCACTTGCTTATATTTAGCTATATCGGACCTGTAAACATTTTGCCAAGTTCCTCCATCATCTTTATAGGACTCGGACCTATCACCTTGAGTAAACCCAGATAAGCCTTTTTTACCCATATTAGATGATTCAAATGTAGCTATACTACTAGCTAAGTCTACAAAATCTTTAGGTGTATTAGTTCCTTTAATAACAACAGTTGAATTTTCATTTCTCAACTCTTCACTTACAGTGAGTTCTCCCTCAGCTACTTCTGTTATTGTATATGCTCCATCATTTAACACACTGCCTGCTACAACAATTATCTGACCTACTAAATACCTTTCTGAGTAAGCAAATGTTATTGTTTTATTTACACTATCAAATACACATGATTTATTCTCATTAGTGATAGTAAAAAAGTTGTTGCATGTTTTCATTAATGAATATATCATAAATCACCCCCTATACTAGCCTATAGCTTACTCCTACAAAAGAGTCTTTAGTTACTCCATCTATCTCTAAATCTAACGTTTCGTCTACATCTAATAATACATTCAAATTAGATGATGCAGAAGATTGATTTCGTACACTAACACATAACAATAATACAACATCTGTGTTTATCTCAGGGTCACTTGGTACACCATTTCCTCTTCTAAGATATATTGTACCTCCTGAGCCATTTGAACATAGTGTAACACCTTTTATGTCTAATCTTTTTCCACTTGGTGGTGTAATCAATGCTCTCTGAGTTAATCCTCCTGTGTACTCATTTGCTTTAGACTGAGTAATAAATGGATTAGTTGTTATTTGAATACTATCTTCCACTTCTCTAAATGTTCGATTAAATATGTGTTCTAACCATGCCATAAAAATTCCTCCTAACTGAGTATCTTAATGACTAGCTCCTTTTTAGTATCTTTTACTGAGTAGCTTATGTTCATATTATCTAATATTGAACATAACTCTTTGTTAGTCATTTTCAATAACTCTTTCTCTTCAATAACTTCTTTCTCTTCTTCAATAACTTTAGCTTTTAGCAACTCTGCTTGTTGCCTTCTCATTCTGTTAAAACCTGCTAATCCCATTAATTCCCTCCTCTAAATAGAACAAAAGGGAGCAGTTAAGCTCCCTCATAGTGCTTACCCATTTGTGATAAGTCTTGCTAATCTAATATTTTTATCTGTGTAAACTTTACTCCAATTATCAGCATTTCCTAATTCAGCATTTGTAGGTGATGAGCCTACTACTGTATCAGAAGTAAATTTAACTCCTCTAGGATGTAATATAAAGTGACGTCTATTAATTAAAATATCTTCGCCTGCTAATGTATCTCTATCTGTTTCAGTAGGTACAGGTGCTTTACCCTCACCTAATGCGATAGCTCCTTTTCCAAATAAGTAAGTAGTATACTTAAATCCTGATGTACTACCTGCAACTACAGGTAATGTATCATCTACGATAACAGTTAATTTTAAGTAAGTTCCCCAACCAATATCTTGCGTATTAGTAGGCTCTGTACTAATTAAGTTATCTTTTTCTAATGCTCCATAAATTGCTGAATGCATAGCAATAGCTACTAATTTTTTAGCATTATCACCCAATACATGTTTAGCATCAATGATAGCACCTGAGCTAATAAGATTAGCATCTGTAGCTGTATCTCCTGCTTCTATTGCTATATCAACAGTATGTGATGTAGCTAAAGCAGTTCCAAATACACCTGCTAAAATGCTTAGTGTAGTTGTTTGTAATTTTCTTACCCAATACTCAGCAACTAAGTCACCAATAGCTTTCATTGGGTCATCTCCTGATAAAGCTGTAGCTAAGTCATTAACTCCCCATGCTTTACCTCTCATTAATAATACTGCAATATCTTGACCTGAGCCAATTTTATTAACAGTTAATGAGTTAGAATCTGACAATACTTCATCATCACCAGTTAAATCATTCCAAAATGGCATATTGATAAGCTTTCCACCTGCAGTAGCTAACTTATCAAATAGTGCATCTTTTTCAATTATTCCTGAACGAACAAACTCTGATAACTCAGCTGTTCTTTCAACAACATAATCATTAAACACCTCTGGTACTATTACATCTGCAATCTTTGTAGATGCAAATAATTGTAAATCAAATAACATACCCATGTATGTACCTCCTCTAAATTCCTAAAGCCTCCTTGCGAAGCCTTAACGCTGTTGCTCTATCCTTTTGTAACAATCTACCTTGTTCAGTTAAATTGTAGCTCTCTTTTAACCAAGGATTTTTTACTGCTTTATCTGGGTCATCTTTTCCATTTCCTGAACCATAACCCTCACCATCTGATTTTTTAACAACTTCTGAATACTTTTCTTTTAAAGCAACTAGCTGATTAGATAAACCAATTATTTCATCACCCTTTACAACGATTTCATCTCTATTTAACTCTTTAAAAATTAAATCTACGTAGTTGGGATGGATGTCCTTTTTTAAAATAGCTTTTATCTTGTCATCAGCTTTATATTTTTCAAATGCTTTTTTATTTAACTCATTAGCTGTTTTCATTTCGTCAAGCTTAGCTTGAAGTTCTGTAGATGTACCTGCTACCTTTTCCAATTCCACTATCTGCGTATCACGAGTAGTTAACTCTGTTTCTAGTGAGGCTATTTTTTCATTCTTTTTACCAATAGCATCGTTCATACGTTCTTGTGGTATCCAATTGTTTGTAGCTCCTTTTAATAAAGTTTCTAATTCAGGTGTAAATAACTCACCTAATATCTTTTTCCAATCCATATGTTCTCCTCCTCATTTTTACAGGTTATGTCCTGATTGAGTGTGTATATTACGTATATACCCTACGTGTTTTCCTGTGTACTATTGTATACTATTAAGTTAATATAGGCAAGAAATTTTCGTTGTTACAATTTTTATCCTCTAAAGTTCATTATAATATTATCAATAGGTCTTTGTAGAATGTTATAGTATTTATTTTTATTATATTAGAATATATATTGTAATAGTTGTAATAAATAATAAGGAATAAGTAAATAAGTAGATTTGTTAAGCAACCTAGTTACAAGTTTTGCTTAAATTCTTACAAGTTTTGTACAATATTTGCGGTTTTCTTACAATGTTTAGTCAAAATGTTACAAGTTTCAAAGACATATTCTTTAGTAATCTACGTAAAATCTTTTTTAGAGCTAAATAAAAGTTGTAATAGTTGTAACTCGGTTATCTTTACATATGTAAAGGTCTACAAGTTTTGGGCTATTTCTTACAAGTTTTGAAATCAGTAAATAACACCTTTTTTAGTGGTTAACTTAAATGGTGAGGCTGATATAAATTTAGCTCTACCCGATTTACTAAGATAATTAATCAATAAATACGCAGTATTAAAATCGCTGTCTAAGGTCATTTCACGAGTACTCGTTATAATTGGGTCAAACACTCTTCTAGTAATGTTTCTGTATCTCTCAAGAGCTTTTGGTGTACCTTTTACGTTAATTAACTTAGTACCCTTGTCATTAAAATACAATTCTAGTCTGTTGTTGTATATTTCACATTTTATAATCATTTAATACACCCCATTCATTACACCATAGATAAACTTAAACATGTCTAGGTCCTCTTCCATAAAACTAGACGGACTATTGTGAATATATTGGAAACCCATACTTAATACTTCCTCACCAGATAAATTTCCTGCACCATAATATCTTCCAATATAATGGTCTATAAACTTATCCTTGTAGCCTACCTCAGTAGTTCCCTCATAAATGGTAGATAACTCTTCATTACCTATACGAGCTTTAAAAAATTTATCTACTGTATCACCCATAGATGACTTTATATCTCTAGTCATAGCATTATGAATAAGATGCCCTGTTTCATGTATAGCTGTAGACGAGTTATATTCAGAGGGAAAATTAATACTAGATAATGGTCCATTATGACTATAAAAACCTCTTCCACCATCTTCCATAAGTTTGACATTAATCTTACCATTCATTGCCTTAGTTACACCATCTTGAATAGTTGGATGTAAATTTTTATTATACCATTTTAGTTCATAGACTAAGTCATTTTTCCATGCCTCTAGGTCATTAACGTACTGTTCTCCACCCATCACATTAATCTTATTAACCATTTTTCCATCATGCTGATTAAACAAAGTATTAAAAATATCATCAAATGAATCTTGTTTTTTATTTCTTTCATATCTTCTTAAATCATAAAACATCTGGTCTGCGATATAACACACGTCATCATCAAAATCATCATCAACAACAGGTATATACTTGTTTAACGCTTCTTTAAATTCTTCAAATGTAGTTGCGTTATCTAAGTCATCTGCCATCTCTAACAATCTAGGCTCTACATCAGTATGATTCATAGCTCCCTCTAGTCTAAAATACATGGTACTACCATCTTCTGAAAGTTTATGGCTAAAATTAGGTAACTCTATGTTAATTTTACTGTTAATCTCTTCTACTATGTCATCTGCAGACTTAGTAAAATCTAGTCCTGACGTTCTGAACATTAGCTCTTCTTGTAACTCTCTCAGTTCAGTATATGATAAACTATCTATTGGTGGAACATACTTAGTCGGACTTAACTCAGCAAAATGTTTGGCGTATAATCTATTTGTACCCTCTCTACCATAGCCTATCTCATCTGTTAGCTCAGTCATTAACATACGCCATTGTTTCTTATCTGTTTTGTATAAGTCACCTTTTACACTTAAGTATTCACTTAGATACCAATCGTGAAACTCAGACTTAATTGTGTTAAAGTCTTTACTAGGTCTATTAATAGTACCATCTTTATTAAAATAATCATCCCATTTAGGATTAGCCTGTCTACCTAGTATAGGTGCAGGTGTACTCATACCAGTTGTTTTCTTTCCTACTGTTTTGTTTTTCCATTGATTATAAGTAGTGCCTCTAGGTACTTCATAGTATTTACCATCATCATCTTTTATTAATCTTACTGTATCTGTTTCAGGAAAGTAAACACCTGTAGTACTTCTGCAGTTAGGGTGTGTAGGTGGAAAGTTAACCCCTACAACTTTTTCATCTAGTTTAAAATGTTCTCCATCTAGCCCTGTACATTTAGCAGAGGTCCTATTGTCCTCCATACTCATGTACTCATATTCATCAACAAACCCAGATGCTTCATATCCTTTAAAAGATGCTTCGTTACTTGAGTAGGTCATCTCAGTTCTAATTAATCGTTCAGCATTTTTATATCCACTATTCATAGATTTACTTAGCCTATTAGTCATTTCTTTAATGGATGCTCCTTGTATTATACCTTGCTTGAGCGTAGCATTTAAGTTACTTGTTAGCTTAGCTGAGTTGGTCCATATAATTTCTGAATAATTCTTACCTGACCAAGGATACTTAATTGCCTGATGTATTTGTGTCTGAGGTAAAATAGCAAATGATTTACCTAAGTGTACTCCATTCTGTATATCATAGATTGACTTATAATATTCATCACTGTAATTAGTTTCTAATATATCTGTCATAGCAAAATGCATGTCTGAATTTAGTTCCTTAACTTCTTTAGCTACAGACTTGTTCAATCTATCTAAACGTGAAGTTTTACTCTTTCCAAACTTTTGGGCAACTTTATCATAGTTAACTACTCTTTTATTATTAAACCCAACTACAGTTTCTATTCCATCTACAGTTTTAAATATAGGTGACTTAGTAACTGTGCCATTTTTCTCAAAGAATTTTTTAACCTCTTTGTTTATATTTTTAGTAGCTTGTTTATAATTGGATAGCACCCCTGTAGTTAACCGTTTTTCACTAGTTACTGTTCTAATTTGTCTATCCTTAGCTCTGTTTACCCAATACTGCTTAGGTGGAATTGTTTGGACTTTAACTGCCATTTTACTCCTCCTCTAAATCAATATAAGATGAAGCCTCTTCCTCTTCTAATAATTTCAATTCTGCTTCAACATCTATATCAAATGGTAATAGTTTAATTCTAGTTTTTTTACTTAATGTACCTACTGTGCTTTGTATAGTTTCAACTCTCTCTTTCTCATTCATAATTGTACTTAAGTTAAATTGAAATTGTAACTGAGTATAATCAAATGACATTGAGTCAACTACAGTAGTAAACTCATTGACAAAATAAGCTAACTCAGTTAATGCTACACCTAGAAATACACTTAATCTTGAAGTCTTATTATTAAGGCCACTATAAATAGCTTTAATCATAGTATTAGTAATATTACCAGATTTCATTTCTTCTATATTAGCTATCTCACCTAGTGTATATATCTTACTTTCACACCATTTTATTAACTCTGTACTAGCTTCAAATGGTATTTCTATAGATTTCGGTTCTACTCCTCCATCTTCCCCTACTGCAATAGCTTTATATTTAATTAAGTTAACCATAAACTCTCTTAAGTCTTGACCCTCATAGCCTCTTAATACCCAAAATACTAATTGAATATCAGCTAAATCATTAATATACCCTGAGCTAACTAAGTCAATAGCATCTATATAGCGTTTAATTTTAGTTAAGTCATTTGTAGCTTTAATATTATTCTTAAGCTGTATAATTGGTGGTTTACCCCAACTGTGTGCTTGTTCATTAGTAGGTATTCCATCTATATCATAAGTAGACCATGTATACCAATGAGGTTGTGGGTTAGGCATGCCTAGTTCAAGCTCATTAACTAGTTCATATACTCCCTTATCAAATTGTTCTTGGTAAATATAAACTTCTGTATCAGTCCAATGTTCTACTCTATTACGATATATTTTATTACCTATTTTATCTGTAGACTCCATAGGGTAATAATGAATATAACTCAATATCTCATCTTCATGCTCTGTGTCTAGTATTAATATTATTTCTTTAGTATCATAAACTTTTAACCCTAGTTTACCACCCTTTTTTACATATGGATGTAAATAGCTTACTCCATTTATACTAGCTTCTGTAGAATATTCAATCATGTCCACATTAAACAGATTACCTACAGCATCTATAAATATATCTGCACTAGTTTTATCCTCTGCTTTCTTTGACGTAATATTTAATGGTTTACCTAGTAAGTAACCAATCTTTTGGTCTATTCCAAATGGGTAATGAGTATTAACCATATGTTCATTTGACTTATTCTCATCAATAACTTTTTCTCCATCAATATCATATTCATTATACACCTTGTTTAAAATGTCATTATGGTAAGCATAATACTTCTCACTTATCAGCATGTCATTTCTTTTCTTGGATAGCTCCCACGAACTTATTAAATCATCAATAATCTCACTTGTTAACATATAAACCCCCTATTTTAAAAATCTAATTGTACCCTTTATCTTATCTAGGTACTCTGACAACATTGTAGTTCCATCTGGTGCATCATCATGCTCTACATTACCTGTTTTGTTATATCTTTTTAGCTCTTTTATATATCTATCATAATCACTACCAGCCTCATAATCTTGTGGGTCTAAGAAGTAAAACATTTCTTTTATCTTAGCACTACTCATAATAATTCTAGTGTGTTTGTTTTGTGATGTATGCTTCCATTTTATTGGCGTTTTATTTCCCATTGACCTGATTATCCTTTTTACGTTTAATGCAAAACCTTTACCACCATTATTACTCTCGAATCTACAGGTACTTGGATTATGCTTAATAATAAAGGATGCTGTTAATGGCTGAGTAACTTCAATAGGGTCTGTAGTAAATAATACATCTGGAATATATATATTATCATTTATCAAATAGCCTACAGGCACACATAAACTATCCATTCCTTCGTCTGCTATATCTCCTACAACTAGTATACCCTCTATAATATCTGGATTTTTAGGTGTACCATCTTCTTTAAAATACATATGTTTTCTGAATCGCTTAAGGTTACTATATAACAGTCCTTTAGCTTCTACAGGATGTTGTTGCCATTCAGCTTCCCACAGTATGTCTGAAATAAGTTTTCTTTTTCTCAGCAAGTCTGTAGTTGCATGTATAGTTTCACAAAATGACTCATCATTCTCAGTTAATGCTGATACCTCTATACTTTTAGCTAGTGGGTCATCAAATATTCCCTGTTCTTTTAATCTACCAACTATGTCATATTTACTCCATCTCGTACCTATGAATAGCCTCTTAACTCCTTTTTCTTCTCTGGAGTCCATTGTTGAGGTGTACCAAGTCCACTTTACCTCAAGTGCGTTTTCAGATAAAGCCTCTTGACCATTTTTTACACTATCATCTAGTATGGATAGTAAATCAGCTCCCATACCAATTATAGTTCCTCCTACTCCTCCACCAAAGTATGAAATACCTTGTGTAGCTGTAGTTAACTGCCAACCCGATATAGCCTGTGACTCAAATTTAATCTCTGGGAATACTTCATTAAATCTACCTCTATGTGATGCTCCTGTCATAATTTGGATTAAGTCTTTACTAAACTTTTGGTATAATCGTTCAGTAACACTATTACGCATTATAGATTTATGTGGTTGTTTACCTAAACACCATGAACTGAATAGTGTAGCTAAATAGCTTTTACCTGTTCTAGGTGGAAGAGATATGTTTAATACGTCTAGCTCTTTATATGGTGGTATTGGGTCAATCAATCTTTGCATTTCATAAGCTAATGATTTAAGAATAGATTGTCTTTTATTAAAAAAATCTCTATCCATATATAAACAATACTCCCAAAATACTCTCCTAGCTAGTTCTTTTTTAATTTCTAGTTTTAGTGCTGTCTTTTGTTTACTACTAAGCATAGCCACCTCCTTTGATATATTATACCATATAATATACTTATGTAAAATAAAAAGAAGCCCCTCAGGACTCCTTAATATTGACTATGTGGGTTTCTTTTAAAATTAGTTCTCGCATGTTTAGCTGATTTAGAGTTATCTTTTTTATAAAAATTAGTGTACGAAGTAAATGGTTCTACATCTATTGCCTTTGCTCCCTGTAATAATTCTTTATAATGTTCTATATCTTTTAGTGCTTCCTCTTTAGTCATCTAACACATCCTCAAAATTAACATATATGTATTGCTCTTCTGGGTCTAATGGATTACTTACTAGGAATACACCATTTAATATGTTAATATAATCTTGCTCATCTAATGGAGCATCTCCACCTATACCATCATCTTTTACAATTAGTATGTTACCTGCTATTTCTGAGTGGCAATCTGGTCCATGTTTTATAATTGTTTTAATTGGTAGACCATCTATTACTCCTGTATCATTGCAATAGCCTACATAATCACCTATGTGAAAAGCCTGAGTAATCAGACCCCCCACGAATTTTTGAATATCTTTATAATCATTATGAGTAACTTTCTCTAATCCCATCTTTTCAATGTTAACTAATACGCTGTTCATAATAATTCTCCTTTTGTTTATTAGCCTCTATCCACTGTTTTAGCTCTTTATTAGTACCTTTAAATAATATCATGTTAGCCCCCTATTGTTTTTTAGTAGCACTTTTACTTGCTAAGTCATTCATAGTCATTTCAACGCTTACTTTACCTAATTCTATAGCTTCTAATAAAGTACCATCCATATGTTTTAATAGAGCTGATTGTATAATACCTAAGACTGGACCATCTAAATCGTCAGCAAGTCTTAGCATTTCAATGTTTTTCATAATTACTATAGCCTTAGTGTTTTTAGACAATGGTTCTTCTTTCAGTAACTCAGCTACCTCTTCCATTAAGTCTAGTACTTCATGCATGTCTTTCATGTTCATATAATCACTCCTTAGTTTAGGCTGTCATCCTCAGTACAAGTAGCCAATCTCTTGCAGACACTCAGTTAAGAGTGTTTCGACTTTATAATCCTTTAAGCTCTTGTTTTACTTCTTTATATGTTTTGTTAAATTCTGCTTTAAAATCTTCTACAAAATTATGTATTCCAATTGTTACGTGTATGCAATCTTCATAAGCATCTGCATTGAATCCTTTTTCTGTAAAGTATTCAGCTACTAAGTCTAATATAATTTCATTGTTATCAAATATAATAAATTCTCTTTCATCTGCATTTTCTTTATTTCCAAAATATTGTTTTCTCATATGTTTCTCCTTATCTCTTCTATGGCTTTATTATATCAGATATCTTTATATATGTAAAGAAAAAAGATAAAATAAATTTAATTATTTTATCTTAGCTTAGAGAACTTGGTATAATCAGAATTGAACTCTCTTTTAAAGTCTTTAACTAGAGTCTTTTTATATAATACAACTTCAACAAAATATGGGTATCTCTTATTATCATCTTTAAATACACTACAAAACCAATCATTTGTGATTAGCCAATTAGCTAGGGTATCTGCTATCTTATCATCTTCACAATGAATAACAAATTTAGACAATCTCTTTTGTTTATGATAGCCTTTAGGATATACTTCTTCACTAAGATATACCTTTTTCATTTAATCATCTTCCTCTTCATTAGATGCTACAGATAATAGGTCCTTTAAAGATATACCTGTTAAATCTACTTTAGACTTAGACTTAACTTCTTTGTATACATCCTGTCTATTTACAAATATTTCATCATCACGCTGAGTTAAATTAGTTAATGCAAATACTAATGCCCCTGTATCTGGTGCGTAGTACTTTGTAGTTTTCTCAACTTTCCGTTTCTCTGTTCCATTAGGCTGTTGTTCTAGGGTAACCTTAGTTTCCTCATGCTCAAACCCCTGAGCTTTTTTATATAATGACATCTTTAAATCTGTGATAAGTATTCGTCTACCCTTTTTAAGTGCTTCTTTCATTAAGCTACCCTCATCAGGTCTTTTCTTATACTCGTACCAAGTCTTTTCAGACATACCTAATAAATGAGCCATATCTTTTTCATAGATTCCATCTTTTGCCCACTTTTCTATTTTATCTAAATTATCTCTAATTTCGGGCCACTTTGTTTTAGCTCTTGCCATATGCTTTTCCTCCTCTGTAACGATACCTTTAAAAACCCTATATAATATAGGGTTAAATTAAATCTGATAAATCCCAAATTGACAATTGGGTTGGCTTTAGTGCTTCTTGCTCTTCTTTAAAAAAGTCTTTCTTAGTCTTTCCACTTAGTTTACCTTTCTTAGTGTGAACATCAAATGCATAGTCTGGTATTAACTTTGGCTCTTTTCTAATCTCATCCATTAAATCTGTTATCTGTTTTTCAGTAACTTGCTTAAAGAATGTTTTTATTTCTAGGTCATTAATTCCTGAACGTTTATCATAGATAAAATTCTGCAAATGGTCTGCATCTCTACTCTTAGTTGATTTACATAAAAGGATGATTGCTTTGGATATAAATATCCTACCTTTATCGTGTTTCTTATTCCCTTTATTGATTAAGTTAAAACCCTCATATAATGCTTGAATCTCAAATGTTATTGTTCCGTAACAATCTTCTGCAGAGATAGTGAATAATCTCTTCCACACGTATTTATAAAATCCTGATGCGAATAGTTCTAATCCGAAATACCCTGCTAGTTTAATATCATTTCTCCTGATAGCTTTCTGTAAAGATGATGAAACTTCGTAAAAATCATACCCGTTAATTGTTTTTAATTGATAAGCCATGTGTTTCCTCCTTTAATATACTTAGATTATATCACTAATCTTTATATATGTAAAGAATTTTCTTTTTTTCTTAAGTCATTTAATTTAACAACTTGGTCAAGTAATGTGTTAATACCTAACTCCTTAGCTGTAGATACAATAGCAGGCACGTCTTTATTCAAACAGTGACTATTATAATATGGTGTTTCTGGATATATAAATGTATGTGAGGGATTTACTCTGCTATCTGCAACAAACATCTCTCTAACTTTATTGTATTCAACATTCTCCAATGCTTCACATAGTCTATAAAAGTCATTACAAAATGTTACTTTAGTAGCTAAGAATGAGTTTTCCATATATTTAACCATCTCAGCTTCTTCATAAGATACATAAAAGAATTGAGTAGCTCCTGTGTATAACTTTTGATATAGACTAGCTATCTTGTTAACTGTTTTAGATGGTCCACCTAGTATCTCAAATGCTTGAGTGTTAAGATTAGCATGTACTGTTCTACCGAAGTATTCTGGACTGAATACTATGTCAATGTTTAACATATCATGTAACCACCTTGTACTTCCTACAGGTATAGTGGACTTCAAAATGAACATGTCTACTTTATCTCTTAATGTAGTTAATACATTAATAACTTGTGACATATCAGCTTCTCCATTTGATTTCATTGGAGTATCTACACAAATAAACGCATAATCAAAATGATTCTCAACATGTGTTACATCTGCCCCACTAGTTTTATCTATATCATAAGTAACTATCTCCATGTCTACATAATCTTTTCTGGATAATAAAAATTTATGGATGTTCTTTCCAACTATTCCATAACCTGCTATTAATATACTAAGTCTACTGACGTCTTTTGACATTTATGTTCACCCTTTCTCCTGATTTACTATTAGCTATTCTAAAATGTCCTTTCCACTGAGTCTTAAGTTTAGCTATCTCCATATCTACTTTAGCCTGTGTCCTGAATTTAGAATTACCACCTTTGTTCTTTACTCTAATTTGCGTAAAAGAATATCTCTGGTCTATCCAAACAATCCGTTTAGTTAATAAATTTCTTAAAACAAAGTCTATATCTGTTTTAAATTTATTAGTACTGAACGAAATATCTCTACCTATTACTCCAATAACTCCACCTGCCCATGAGTTTAGTTTAAATGGTTCTGATGCATTATACTTTCTGACATCTCCATTAGTTTGATTAAATCCAAAGAATCCTACACCTAAATCTTTAGCACATATAAGTGCTTGATATAATACCATAAATACATCTTCTGGATAATCTAGATTATATCCGTTTTCTCCAACTGCACATCTAACGTACGAAATATCGTCATCAGCCATAATTATTGTTTCTTCTGTAAAATGGTTCAATATCCAATTCCTAACATTCCCTATGCCTGTTATCGCATCAGGAATTGCTATTATCTCACCCTCAAATATAGAATCATAGTCATCAAATTCACTAGTAGGTACAACTAATGTAGCAAAAGGCATTAACTTATGAGTAGTGATAGTTTTAAATCTACTTCTACTCAGGATTACTACTCTTGTGTTTGCTTTCTCCAATAGATTTAAGTAGTCTATCACCTCTAATCACTCTCCCCAACCCAACTTTTCGGTTCTTTCTACTAAAGCTAACTAATTGTTTATCTAACCCAAAGTATTGTTGAGCGAATAACCAATCTTGTAAATTGTCAAATACTACTACCATATAATCATATGATTCAAAACTCTTTAATTCCATTTCTTTTATTTTTTCATCTAGGCTCTCTAAATCTTTTTTAACATCATTCATCAATTCGTTAATTTCATTAAATGAAAAACCTGTTAGTGATAAGTCTACGTTTTCCTTTTTAAGCTTCCCTAACTCACACGCTAATAGTTCATCATCCCATACTGCATTTTCAGATAATCTATTTTCAGCTAGTCTAAATGCGTTCACTTGGCTATCTGTTAGGTCGCTAGCTACTATACAAGGTACTGATTCAAGCCCTAATCTCGTACTTGCTTTATATCTTGTATGACCTGTTATTATTACGTTATTCTCGTCTATCACCATAGGAACTAAAAATCCATATTCCTGTATTGATTCCATCACACCTAAAACTGCGTTATCATTCACTCTTGGATTACCCTTATAAGGTATCAATTCACTTAACTTTTTATCTAATATTTTCATTTATTACCTCCTTAGTTAATTATAATATGACATGTTACATATGTCAAGCTGTGCATATTAATTCATATATGCATGTATATTTACAACTTTTATGCACTCAACTTCATTTTAATAATATAGTAAGACAACAAGGGAATAATCATCATATTCTCTACCTCTTCTTATATTTTCTTATATTAACTTAATTAAAAGTTGTAAAAGTAGTAATATATATAAAAGGTATTAAGCTATAATCTCATTTCTTGATTTTTGAAGTTACAAGTTTTAGCCCCGTTCTTACAACTTTCATCAAAATAGTTACAATTTTAGGGTATTTTCTTACAATCTTTGTCATCTCACTAAATCTTTTTCAGAGTTGTTTAAAACCTGTAAAAGTTGTAACTTCACCTATCAAATGAGTCTATTGCTTGATTATAAGCAAATAAAAAAGTTGTAAGTTAGTTCACTAGTAAAAAAATCTCTTTTTTCTTTACTTCTGTAAACTCTTACAACTTTTGACCCTATTCTTACAACTTTTAAATCTTTACATTTCTGTATATTTATACATTTTCTTGCATAAATATTCATAGGGTAAATGTTTTTCAGAGTTGAATAAAACTTGTAAAACTTGTAACTTTATCCAACAACTGAGTCTATTACTTAGTTAGCTTCATGTTTAAAAGCTGTATCCTTTATTTGTCTAATAACGTGTATTAATTCTTGTCTAACTACCCAATCAGCATAGGGTTTGTCTAGCCCATATTTTGATTGTAGCCTCTCCGTATATCCTGTTGAGTCCTTAGTTATAGTATCAATTACTCTTAATACAAATTCCCCTGTGTCTTTAGATATTTCTTCATTAGCTATTGTATCTTTAGCATACTTGTTTAGCCTTTCTATAAAGTTCATTGTTCACCCCCACTCTTTGATTTTTCATAGTGATAGCAGTATAAAAAAGAATTACCTCCTACTAAAACATATATAAATATTCTAATAGTCAATTTGCGTCTTATAAGTCACTATTAGGTCGCCACCTAGGTTTAGGTTTTCAAACCTATGTATTAATTACTTATGCTTCCATTATATCTAATACTCGTTTAATAATTTCATTAGGTGTTTTATCTGTATCATATACTCCCATTAGTCTACCTACTAAAGCAACTATTAATCTACCCTCTTTAGTATCTATATCAATTTCTTCAAAATCATGTATTCTTTCTGTCATAGGTTAAACTCCTCTCAACTTATAATTGTTTCATTAATCCCCTGACTGCTAAACTAAACGGTAATATTAAACATATACTTATAAAATATGGTGAACTTATAAAATATTCTATCATCATTTAGCCACTTTTTCATATGTCATTTCAAATATATCGGGTTTGCATGGGTAAAATTCACCACTCACACCCTTGATAATGAAATCTCCTATTGATGCCGTCATAGTCCCCTCTAAAGTTTCTACATAGATTTTTCCATCTTGTGCTAATTTACCACCGCACCATTTAGCTACTTGTACTTGTGTGCTCATGTTATCTCTTAGTTCTAGGGCTTCAATTACTACCGGTTTCTTTCTATATTTCATATTTTTCCTCCTCCATATGACTAAGTTCAAATTTTATGAACTCTATAGCTTTTTCTAAATCTCTCTTCTTGTTGCCTTTCAATTCACATCTAGCTATATATTTTATTGCACTACCTAGATTAAAGTTTAACTTCCAATCTGATATAACTTCTACTACCTCATATTTTCCTTGATTATAATGTTTAGGATGTACTACCATTCTATCAATATCTTTCTTATATAAATCCTCTGGTATAATTTTACTCACACTCCTTTTTATATTTCTTATTGAATTCAAGCAACTTTGCGAGGTATTCTCGTGCATATTCTTCTTTTTTAAAAATAATTCCGTTTTCAATTAACCATTTTTTTTAAAAATAATTCCGTTTTCAATTAACCATTTTTCATTACCAAAATGTGCAAATGTTCCTTCATATATTTCTATTCCATTAACAATATGATAATATTTATCGCCTCTTTTTATATCATTAATGTACCATATCTTATCTTCTACCTTTTCAAAGTCATTTGCTAATAGCAAATCAATCGGATGTGTTACACCATGTTTACCTCTTAATGCATTTTTTAATACTGTGTAATTTCTAGAACTACTTGTCATTCTTATTTTATCTCCTACTTTTAAACCTACAATTGCATAAACTTGTTCTGCTGTTATTCTCATTTTATTCCTCCCTA